CAACGCGTCGTCGTCACCACCACCGTCAGCGGCGGCGGCGGTCGTGTCTTCGACGACGACAGGCGTCTTGGCCGCTTCGAGCTCGCTCTCGAGCTCGGCGATCCGGGCATTGGCGGTCTCGAGGTCCTCGTCGGACTTCGCGAGATCGGTCTCGAGCTGAGCGACGTCGGCGCCCACAGCACCCTCCACGGTCGCGACGGGAGTCCCGTCGGCTTTCATGACGACCCATCCCTCGCCGCCGACCTGAGACGAATTCGCCGGGTGATCGACACCCGACGTTTCCTTGATCGTCGGCCGGGCGAGGAGATTGGCCTTCCGCACGAGCAGGATCAGACCACACGCATGTGGTTCGTCGGCGCAATCGTCCAAACCCTGGGACGCGAGACAACGAACGCGGCAGGGTGGCGCGACCCCCCGTCAAATATTCCGGGTGCTACGCGCCAGGAATATTCCTACGGACCCAGGTCGGGGATCCGTGCCGCGAAACCGCCGAGCGACAGGCCGTTGATCCAGCCCTTGAGCACACCGTCGTAGGCCCACGGTGTCCAGACGGTCCCCTGCCAGATCGTGTTCGGAGGCACGATCACCTCGGTCTCGGTGCCGTCGCCGGAGCGCATGACACAACGGACCTCGAACGGCCACTGCACGATCTCGACCATCTCGCCGGCGACGACGTCGCCCATGTGCTGCAGCCGCACGGCACGGTCACCAGCACGGACGTAGTCCCACACCGCGTCCTGCAGGTCGTCGGCGGTCATCCACTCGTCGTGCGTGTCGAGCGAACCCGGCGCGTAGAGCGGCGCGAGCGTGTAGCGGCGGACGTCGTCGGCCTTGGCGAGCGCGAGCCGGTAGTACGGCTCGTCATCACCGTCGACCGGGGTGTGCGCGGCGAGGAGCGGGTAGTGCGCGACGAACTCGCCGACCGCGACGCCGATCGACTCCACCAACCACGCCGCACGGTCACCAAGCGCGGCGACGTCGAGCGGAGGGAGGGCCTCGAGCAGGTCGAGCGGCCCGCGGGCCAAGGTGACATGCGGCAGGAACCCGTGGTTCAACGCGCAGGGCAGGCCGGCGTCGTCGAGCGCCTCACGGACGTGGCGGCGGAGGTCTTCGAGGCCGGGCGAGTCGACGAGCGCGACCGCGGCCGCGGCCGGGTCGATGCCGGGCTCGTCGGGCTGGAAGATCGCGGTGCCGGTGATCTTCGCGAGGAACGGATACTCGCCGAGCGCGGCGCGCATCGCGACGCCGGCGAGCCGCATGCCCGCATGGAAGTCGCCAGGCCGTAGCTGCAGGTAGCAGACCGTCACATGCATCTCCGCCGGCTCGAGCCCACTATCGATGGTGAGCTGGTTGGTGAGGTCGGCGGGGAGCGGCAGGAAGATCATCGCGCTGACGAACTCTTCGTCGGGGAGCTCGCCGAGCGCGTCGATGAGCTCGTCCCAGACCTCTTCTGGTGGGGAGAGCTCCGTCGCGCGTGCGATGTAGCGGCGGGCGCGGCGTCGCGGCTGGGAGTTCTTGTTGCGGAGTCGGACGATCATGCGCCAAGGGTAGAGCCCGCCCGGGTACAGCGCACGTGTACCCTGCGCGGCCTCAGCCGGGCAGGATGACGATCGTCTGCTCGCCGCCGTAATAGCGCGGCTCGATGCGCAGCTGCCCGCACACTGCAGGCGCGCCGTTGAGCGAGAGCATCCCGAGGTGATCGACCGTGCCGACGAGCCCGGTGCGCGGGTCGCAGATGTCGGTCACTTCGACGTTGCCGTCCTCGTCGATGATCTCGAGGATCCACTCGTTGGGGTCGTCGAGCTGGCGGTAGATGAGATTTACCTCACCGTCGTCGTCGTCGGCCATCACGCTCTCTATTCGCCGTGTTGGTAGGAAGGGGCCCAGTCGTCGGGCAGTTCGACCTCGACGATCGTCGGGTCCGCGAGCTCATCGCCGATCCGTTGCGCTTCCGCGCCGGTGGCGGCAGGTTGGCCCGCGTCCCACTTCCCCGGGTTCCAGTCTTGCGGGTCGGTGAAGCCGAGGAAGTCAGCGAGACCGAACGGCAGCCCAGATTCGGTGGCTGGCATCGCCGCCTCGAGCTCCGCCAGCGTCACATCGGGCGGTATCGCCGCGACTGCCTCCGCGTAGCTGGTGAGCTCGTCGGGGACGCGGACGAGCAGCTCGTCGAGGACTGCTCGGACACGCGAGGCGCTCGCCATCCGGCCGAGTTTAGGGGTAGGGGTAGATGCGGTTCTTCTGACGGACGATCACCACGTCGTAGATCACCGTCCCGGAAGGGAGCTCGTGCCGGGCGACAACACGGAACTCGGTGTCGGCAGCGAGGATCAACTCGCGTTCGGCATGGCCGAACTGCGACACGTTCCCGACATAGGCGCCTCGAGTGCCGGCGGGCGCACGGATCCGGAGCCCGACCTGCTTGGAGAACGCGGGTTGGGTGTCGACGCTGGTGGAGGTGAAGCCATGTTCGACGAACGTCTCGCCGGGCTGGAAGCTGTCGAGCCGACGGCCGGTCGACGCGTCGACGTCGCCCGCGGCGCCGTGGCCGCGGGTGAGGATCACCGTCTCGTGCATCTCGCCCTTCTCGAGGCCGGCGTCGATCGCTTTGGATTTGGCGTCGTGGCGTTGCCCGAGCGAGGAACGGAGCCGTTGGTTCGTCGAGTAGTAGCTGGAGCCGGTGTAGGAGCGGATCGCGGACTGTTCCGCGCTCGTCGCCTGCCAGCCGGCCGATTGGCGTTTCCCCCAGGCGACACCGTCGCTGCGAGAGGCGAACGTCGCCGCGCCCTGCGCGTGGGAGGGGGGCGGCACGACCGTCGGCGTCGTCGCCGTGGCCGTGGCCGCAGGCTTCTTCGCCGTGCCGTAGCTCGGTTTCTTTGCCTGGCCCCAGTCGATGAGACCGGCTTGGGGTTTGCCGGCGGCGACGCCCTTGCCGGGTGTCGCGGTCGCGGGCTTGATGGAGTGGCCGCCTCCTTTGGGGAGGTTGACGAACGTGACGTCGGCACCCTTTTGGATCTTCACCTTCGTGTACGGGTTGCCGGGGGTGAGGTCGAGCACGTCGTAGGTGTCGCCGAGGACGTTCACTTTCATGCCGGGCCGGACACCGATCAGATCGCTGGTCGCGGCTTCGAATTTGGAGCCGGACGCGGTCTCGATGAGCGCCTTGTCGCCCTTGACGGAGATGACCTTGTATGTGTTGCCGGGGTGGGCGGCATGGCCGGTGATCGATCCGGGCTCGGGCTGGAACCAGTCGGTCTTCGACGGCGACGCCGTGCCGGTGACACCCGGTTTCGGTTTCGGGGTGGGGTTGGGGTGCGGGACGCCGGCGGGTTTCGAGGCGGACGGCGGCGAGCCGATGAGGTACTTCCACTTGTCGGGCCCAGGCTCGACCGAATAGCCGAGACCGATCTTCGAACCGGACTCGATCTTGATGACCGATTTCTTGCCGTCGGGGCCGATGACGACGACGCCGGCGCCGCTCTCGTGCTGGCCGATCACCGTGTGGCCGATACCGGGTTTGGTGGAGGAGTAGAGGACGTCGCCGGGGTGTGCCTGGTCGAGCTTGGTGATCGGCACCGACCCGGTTGGGGCGCCCTTGGCGAGCTTCGCCCCAGGTGTCCCTTCGAACGGTGCGACCTTCGCCGCTTTCGCCGGGCCCGGCGTCACCGCCCAGCTCTTCGTCGACCCGTCGATCGCGTACACCTTCGGTGCACCCTTGCCCTTCGCGACGATCGTGCCGGCGGGGGGGTCGACGCCGGTGATCTCGAAGTTGTACGGGTTGCCGGACATGTAGAGCGTGTCGCCGACATCGCACTCCGCTGCCGTGGTGACGGGGATCGCGGTTGGTGGCGCGGCCTTCGGCAGCCCGGAGCAGTGCGCACCCTTCGAGCCCTTCACGACCTGCCCAGCCTCAAGGCTCACGCGGCTGGTGCAGTCGCCCGGGCAGATCGCGCAGCGGCTCCCGGCGAACTTGGTGCCGTCCTGTTCCCAGCCGGGCTGTCGGATCGCGTCGGCTGCGGCGCCGACCTCGGCGAGCACCACACGGCACGTGCAGTTCGGGTGTGCGGGCGGGTTGTCGTAGCCGTTCGCGAACGTCGCGAACAGCTCGACGGTCGTGCCGCCGACGCTCTGACAGATCGGGCAGGGGTTCGGGCCGAGGATCCACCGTTTCTGCGAATCGGCGGGCAGCGCCCCGGATGCGACCGCGGCAGCCCACCCTTCGGTCCGGCCGGCGTTCGCAGCTTCGGAGAGCTCGGTGCGGGCGATCGTCTCCGCCCTCGCACGGAGGAGCCGGTCGCGGTAGACGGTGGTGCGCATCCGGATCGTGCCGTCGTCGAGCCCTTTCTTGCGGAGCTGGTTCGTGTAGTTGGTGAGGGCGGTCGCGTAGCGGGAGTGCAGCCCGACGGTCTGACGCAGATCTGCCGCGACGCGGTCGATGCTGTCGCCGGAGCGGAGCGCGGCGGTGATCCGTTCGCGGATCGCGGCGCGGGTCGTCTGGTCGATCTCGACGACCCTCGCGGCGGCGCGTGCTTGGGCGTTCGCTTCGGCGCGGCGCATCCGCCCGCCGATCATCGCCTTCGTCCCGCCGAGGTCGACGAAACTCGCTTCGGCGGCGGCGACCTGTTGGCCGGTGACGATGCCGGTCATCTGCTCGAGGATGCCGAGCCAGCCGGCCCAGTCGAGCGCCTCGAGGAACGCCGTGGCGTTGCCGAGCCCGAGCGCGGAGAGCGCGGCCTGCCCGCCGGCGCTCTGCGACAGGCGACTCATCGCGTTGAGCACGACACTCGAGACCTGCCCGACGGCGACGTTGTCGAGCAGGTTGATCGGCGCCCGCCGCACGACCGGCGTCCCGACGACCATCGGGTTAGAGCTCGTCGGGTTCGGTGTGGGGCAGGTTGAGCTGGTCGAGGAGATGGTCCAGCAGGATCGCGTCGGGGAAGATCGGGGCGCCGGCGTCGGCGAGTTTGCCGACCGTCTCGGCGATCGCGACCATGTCGATCTTCTCGGTCTTGCCGGGCAGGAGGGTGGGGGTGAGCTCGAGCGGCCAGCCGTTCAGGTCGACGAGCCATTCATACCCGCGGGTCATCTCCGCGGCGATCTGCGCGAGCCAGGCGTCGAGGCCGGCGTTGAACAGGTCGACCTTGCTCGCCCCGAACTCGACACCGAGCGTGCCGACACCTTCGTGGCCGAGGAGGATGAAGTCGGCGAGCATCGTCGTGAGGATCCGCTGGTCGTAGCGGGTCACGACCGCGCCGGTGTCGAACTGGCGGCGGCCGCCCGTCGAGAGCAACGCGAACTCATAGAGCCGGTTGCCGTGCGCGTCTTTCTCCGACGGCCAGAGCAGCCCTTCGGCTTCGTTGCGGCGCACGTTCTTGACCGTCTCGATGAAGTTGTCGCGGATCTTCAACTTGTCCGAATCTTCGGAGAGGATGATGTCCGACGGCGCGTACGCGATCGGCAGGCCGGCGAGGTCACGTTCGATGCCGACCGCCTCGATCTCCTCGATCCGCCGTTTGTAGAACCACGGCCGGTAGGCGTTGCGAAGGACCGAACGGCCTTGCGGGTTTGCCTTCAATGCGGAGGTGCGGACGTGGACGCATTTGGCGAGCGGGATCGGCGCGCCGCCGCCGGTCATCGTGCGTTGGTTGACGCCGACGAGCCGGTCGCGTTCGTCGTAGATCCAGTCGTACAGGGTCTCCTGCGCGCGGATCGACAGGTTCAGCCATCCGACCTTGCCGTCGTCGAATCGTGACGGGTCCTCGGCGCGGCGGCCGGCTCGGCGTTTGGCGACCATCTCATGCACCGAGAACCCGAACGGGAGCATGGTCAGCATCGAGGAGAGCGTGTCGGGCCAACTGTCGGTCATGTCGGACAGGCAGTTATGGCAGTGGTCGGCGATCTCGAGCGCGAGGGGACTGTCGTCGGCGGGGTCGGTCCGCCAGTCGACCTTGCGCATCAGCAGGTCGCCGGTGTTGAGCATCGCGCCGACGATCGGGTCGTTGTCCGACATCTCCCGCCAGATCTTCGTGGCCTGCGGCCAGCGGAGCGCGGGGAGCCACTCTTCCTGGACGTAGCCGCCGAACGCGACGAGGCCGGTCGTGCCGATCTCGGTGAACGCCGGCGCGCCGTCGAGCTGGTCGCGTCGGATGACCCGCGTGCCGGTCATCTGCTCGGCCACCATCGCCGCAAAACTACTCGTGTGTGGTCTGCGCGGCGGCCGCGGCCTTCGTGGGCGTCTTGCCGTTGCTCGCCGCCTTCGTCGCCTTCGCGGCTTTGCGGGCCCGGGCCGGCTTCACGTTCGCGGCCTTCGCCGCGGCCTCGTTGTGGACCTCGGCGTCCGCGGCGGCGAGTCGTGCCTTCGCCTCGTCGAGTTCGGCGGAGACGCGGGTATGTTCGGCCATGACGAGGCCGAGCGCGTTGGCGCACTTGACGAGCAGGTCGTGCATCGCGAGCACGGAGGCTTGGCTGTTCTGCATGTGCTGCGCGGCGTTCGTCAAGATCCATTGCGGGTCGACCTGGATCTGGTTCTGGTTCGGGGGTGCAGCTTCGGGGGCTTGGGCGTCGGGCATCGTTTTGCTCCTCTGTCGGGCGGCGTGACGCCGCTGTTGACGGTTCATGAGACTTCGGCGTAGACAGCCTGCCCGATCGCGGTGAGCGCGCCGGCCGGCGAGGGGCATGACGCGGGAGTGGTAAGCCCCGTCGACGAGGTCCCGGCCGTGATCGGAGCGACGTTGCGAGCGGTGACCGCGGTGACCGCGATGCCGGCGAGCGTCGGCACTGTCGTGGCGGCGACCATGATGCCGACGTAGTAGAGGCCGGTCGTCAGCACCGTGTACGGCGTCGTCATCGCGAGCGTGTGCTTCGTATTCGACGCGATCGCGTCCGAGGTCTGATCCGCGCTGATCGCGAGCTTGTTGCGCGACTCGTCGAACAGACCGAACCACCAGTTCGTCATGGTGGCGCCCGCCGTTGAGCCGGTGAAGAACGAGATGTTCGTCACGACCGTGCCCTGCGTCAGCGGGATCGCGACCATCGTGAGCGTGCCCGACGTCAGCGCGGCCTGCGTTGCCGAGCTGACCTGCTGGCGGTTGAAGGTCGCGGCGAGGCAGCCGGTCGTGCCGAACAACGCGGCCGAGAGGTCGCTCTCGGTCAGGATGCGCTTCGTGTCGGTCGCGTTGCGGCGGTAGAGCTTCCCGCTCTTGTTGTAGAGCCGGACGAGCGTGCCCGACGGCGCGCCTGCATCCGAGCTCTGGTGCACGAGCTCGTGGTAGCCGGTGCCGCCCGTGCCGAGGATCTTGAGCGCGTTCGTGACCCCGAACACGCCGACGCCTTGCCGGTCGAGCAGCGTGTCGATCGCGGCGCCGGCCGTCCCGAACGCGAGGATGGCAGCGCCGAGCAGCGACCCGATCGTCGTGACGGGGTTCGCGTCGCCGGCCGTCCCGTAGAACGAGAGGCCGCGGCCCGCACCGAACGTCGCGATCTTCGACGCGACCGCATCTGCACTGCCGGTCGGGGTCGTCCAGATCTCGAGGTCGGTGCCGTGCGAGTTGTCATCCCACGTCTCGGCCGTGACTCCGCGAAGCTCAGCGCCGAGTTGGGTGACCGTCTGCGACTCGTAGCCGAAGAACGCGAGACGCCCGAGCACGTCGCCGCTGTTGACCAACACCGGCGTGGCCTTGTCGCCGCGGCCGCGCAGCAACGCGAGGGTCGGCGGTGAAGCCGCCGTGCCCCAGTAGCCGAGGAACGTCCCGAACGCGCCAAGCTGGTTGAACACATTCTGCATGACCGGGTAGTCCCCGGAGATCGACAGCTTCGTCGCGCCGAACCCGTCGTCCTTCGCGAACAGGGCGAGCGAGTTGGCAGGCGCAGTCGGATCCGCTGACTGTTCGGGTAGCTCGATGAACCCGCCGCCGCCGGTCAGCAACGCGCGCAGCGCACCGTCCTCGCCCATCTCCCACACGTTGCGCGTGTTCACGCCACCTTGCGGCGTGCTGTAGAACCGGAGCGCGAGGCCATAGTTCGTCGCCGACTGCAACCCCTTCGTCACGGCCAGCATCCCGGCGTTCAGGGTCCAGTCGCCCGCGCCGTCGTATGCACCGAACGCATACGACCCGACCTGGGTATCAGCAGGTGTCGCAGTGATACCAAACGGCCCGCCAGTACCGCCAGCCTGACGCAACGCGAAGATCGAACCGCCGAAGCTCGCCTGCGTGTCGATGCTCGTGTAGCCGAGGACTGTCCCGGCGTAGTTGAAGTGCGCGAGCCCGACCTGCAACAACTGTGTCTGCGTCTGGGTCCCGCCGATCAACTGTGTGAGCGTCAGGTGGTCATAGCCGAGGTGCCCGACCTCGGCCCACAAGCGCGGCTTGTTCGCGACGACATCGCCAGGACCGCCGGTCGGCTTGCGGAACTCGATCGACTGCTTCTCGGAGTTCTGGAGGAAGCGGAAGATGCCGTCCCCATCGAACTCGAACTGGTCCTTCCATGCCGCGCCAGCACCCGAACCGACGAGCGCGAGGCGGATACCCGCATAGCCGACCGTCGCGCTGAGGTCCGCCATCGCGACAGTACGCATCTGCGCGTTGATCCCGAGCGATGTCGCGTGCGCGCCTGCCCAACCGACACCGACAAGGAACGACCCCGACTGCAACGCCGGTTTCGTCATCGTGATGTTGTTCCCGGTGACGTCCGTGACGCGCGTCAACAACCGGAGCGCGCCAGGCGGCCCGGTAATCGTCGGCCGGTAGAACGACGGGTCGGCGGGCGTATCGCCCGCGGTGCGGACCGCGACCGCGGATCCTGCGGTGAGGGTGACCGTCACGTAGTCGACGTGGCCGATCATCTCCGAGCTGATCTCAAGCCCCTCGTCGCCGACCGAGTTGTCGCCCGCGCCCGCCGAACCCGGTCCCTTCAACGGTGCGGGGAGACGATCGTCGGTCGCGTACGCGCGGCCAGTGACCTGCGCGAGCAGCCCGCCGCCGGTGAGGTTGAAGTACCCCGACCCGAACAGCAGCGAGCCGATCTGCATCGTCTCCAAGCCCGACGCGTGCGCGCCCTCCTGCCAGTTCCCGAACCCGAACAGGCCGACATCTTGCAAGTCGATCCCGCCGTCAGGATCGTCGAGCCGGGCGAAGTCGGTCGCGACCGTCCCGAACGTCACGTCGTCGGTCGGGCCGAGCACGAGCGTCACCCGCTGCGCCGCCGCGTCCGCATCGTCCAACAACGCGAGGCCCGCCGCGGTCAAGTCGAACGTCGCCATCGCGCCCGCGCCCGTGAACCGGATCCCCTTCGCCGCCGCGCCCGTCAGCCCCGCGAGCGCGGCGAGGTTCGCATGGAACGCCTGCACATCAGTGCCGATCACGACCCCGAGGGCAGTACGTCCGGCCGGCGCGTCGGCGAGCGCGATCCACGATCGACCGAACGCGGACGAGTCCGTCAGATCAGCGCTCGTGAGCGTCACCACGCCAGTGCGGCCCGCGACGGACAGGACTGCGTCGGTGGGGGTGAGCAGTTCCTTCCAGTCGCCGAGCGTGCCCGGGCTCTCGGTCGCGAGCACGAAGCTCTTGTTCAGGTCCGAGCGGATCGCGACGTCGCCGCGTTGCGCGGTGAGGGCGAGCATCGCGGCCTGGCTTGCGACGACGAACGTGTCGGAGATCGCGATCGACGGGAGCTGCGCTGAGGGCACGAACCCGGAGCCGTCGAGGCTCGCGTAGCCGTTCGCGGCGCCTTTCTCGCTCTCCTTCTGATAGCCCGCGTGCGGGTCAGCGGCTGCGGCATGCGCGTCGAGCTCGGCCTGGGTCGCCATGTCGAGCGCGAAGCCGGGGTTCGGGAACGTGCCGCTCAGCACGCCGCCCGCCGCGTCGCCGTCGAGCACCGCACCCGCGATGTGGGTGTCGAGTTCGGCTTGGGTCGCGATGTCGGTCCACGCGGCGTTCCCCGCGCCGTCACCGACCGGCGCCTTGCCCGCGCCCGGTGTGCCGGTGATCGTCTGGCCGGCGATCTTCGCGACGACGGTCGTGCCGACCGGGCCGGTCACGTCCCCCGCGAGCGTGTGGCCGTGGTCGCCTGCTGCCGCTTGCTGCGCGCCGACTCCCAGGGTCCTGAGGCCCCCGGTGCCAGCGGCGGGGTCGGTCGGGATCACGACGACGCCCGTCTGGCCGTTCACCGAGATCACGGCGCCGGCGGGAGTGAGGATCTCCTTCCAGTTCGCGAGCAGTGTCGGGTCGTCGGTCGCGAGGATGTAGCTCTTGGTCTCGTCCGTGCGGATCGCGACATCGCCCCGTTCGGCAGTGAGGGCGAGCATCGCGGCTTCGGACGCGACGACGAACGTGTCGGTGATCGCAAGCGCGGGGAGTTGGGAGGTCGGGACCTTCGAGTCCGCGCCCAAGGACGCGTAGCCGTTCGCGGCCGCCTTCTCCGATTCCTTCTGATAGCCGGTATGGGGATCGGCCGCGCCGACATGCGCGGTCAGAGCCGCGTCCGCGGTCGCTTCCGCAGCGGCTTGGACCGACGCGTGGGAACTGCCCGAGTGAGTCGCGTCGACGGTCGGGTCAGCCCACGTGCCGCCCAGCTCACCTTGAGGTGTTGCGCCGACGACAACCTCCGCCGACAGCTCTCCGCTCGCGGTCGCGACGAGGTAGGTCCCGTCGGTCGGCGCGCCAGTGGCCGCGGCGGCGACTTCTTCGATCGCGGCCTGCACGTCCGTCGCGGCGATCGTGCCCGCGGGGGTGAACGCGACCGCGGCCGCGGTGTGCGCGTGGTTGCCGGCCGCGGCCTGCTGGGCGCCGCCGCCGAGCGTGCGGAGCCCACCAGTCCCGGCGGCAGGATCCTCGGGAATCGTGACCACGCCGGTCTGACCGTTGACGCTCGTGACCGCGCCCGTCGGGGTGATCAGCTCGGTCCAGTTCCCGAGCGAGCTCGCCGGAAGCGCGGTCAGGATGAACGTCGTGGTCAGGTCGGTGCGGATCGCGACGTCGCCCGGCTCGACGTTGAGGGCAAGCATCTGCGCCTCAGACGCGACGACCGAGATCGACGTGAGCGCGAGCGCCGGCAGCACCGCGCCCGACAACAGCCCGCTACCGTCGAGGCCCGCGTACCCGGACGGCTGGTCCTTCTCCGACTCCTTCTGATATTGGGGATGGTCATCGTCGGCGAGGCCGGCGAGCGAGCCGTGGTCCGTCGCGGCGAGACCAGAACCGAACGGGTAGACGACCCGCACCCGGTCCTGCTCGACGACGACCGTGTTCGTCTGGTACACGACCGAGGTGCTCACGATTTGGTCACCTCGGGCCGCACGATCAGCGTCCCGCGGAACAGCTTCTCGACCTTGCCGTCGTTCGTGAACTCGAGGTCGTACACGTACTGGCTCGGCGCGAGCGCGGCGGTCTGCGCCGCGGTGAGCGAGAGCGTCAACATCGAGCTCGGCGCGTCGATCACGATCCCTGACGCGGGGCTCGAGATGTCGATCACGGTCTGCGTCTCGTCATAGTCGCCGCGGGCCTGCATCCGCGCGGAGGCGGAGACGAACGGTACGAGAATGCCGCCGGACTCGACAACGACCGGCATCTCCCAGTCCGAGCCCTGGTCGATCACCAGATCGAGAGTGCCCGCGGCCATGAGCACAAACTACGTGCGTGTGGTCTGTGCGGCGGGGAGCGTCGCCACCTCCACGCCCCTGCTGGTCACGAGCCGCCCGTCGAGATGGTCGATCTCGTGCTGCCATAGGCGGGCCTCGGCGTCGAGCATCTCGACCGCATGTTCTTCCTGGTCGAGGTTGAAACCGGCGACGACGATCCGGGTCCAACGGTCGACCTCGAACCGCCGGCCCGGCAGGGAGAGGCACCGTTCGATCCCGCTCTCGAGCTTCCCGCCGATCTCGATGATGCGCGGGTTCACGACAACCAGGGTCGGCAACGCGACGACCCGCACGGACCGGCCGACCTGCGGTGCCGCGACCGCCTGGCCGTGGTTCACGACCGCGGTCGCGCAGAGCGACATGGCGAGGCGGCGTAGACGGACGTCGAATGTCTCGACCGGCTGGGCGGGGGTGTGGAGCGCGGGATGGTCCGCGCCGACGAGCCGCATCGGTCGGTGCTCGCTCTCCCGCTTGCGTCGCGCCTGCACCGCGCGGTGACGGTTCATCGCGGTGTCCCCTGGGTCGGGAACCGGACCGCCTCGTCGATCTTGCGCGCGACCCACACACCGATCACCGAGCAGGCCGCGATCGCGCCCGCGACGAGGATCAACACGCGGCGGATCACGGCCGCTGGAGAACCCGCACGTAGTCGACGGTCATCTCCGTTGGGAACGTCGCTGTCGCCGCGGGCGTGCCGACCCAGCCGCCGCACTGCAAGTTCAGCCGCAGATGATGCGGCTTGCGGAAGCAGTCCGCGAACCACGGCGTCGTCGCAGGGGTCCGTTCCCAGATCAGCCGGCCCCCGAGGTACCAGCGAATCGAGTCGGGGTCCCACTCGACCGCGTAGAGCTGGAAGTCGGTGAGTGGAACCGTGCTCACATCCGTGTTGTCCTGCTTGATCACCGGGCTGTAGCCGTTGAAGATCCCCTGCGTCGAGCTGCGTGCGCCCTTCACCGACGGGAGTTCGGTCGTGTCGATCTCGCCGTTGCCCGCATCCGAGCGCGTCCAGAACGCGCCCCACAGCCCGTTCGTCGGGTCCGCGAGGTACGGCGCGGCGATCATCGCTTCCATCCGGCCGTACATGAAGCTGAACTTGCCGTTGCGGGTGTCGAGGTACGCGGTCGTGAACTGCCGTCCGTTGGCCGCCTCGCGCTTCGCTTGGAGATGGAGCTTGCCGCCAGACACCACCGCGTTTGCCCGCTTCGTCGTCGCGATGTCGTAGTCGAGCTGCCAGTTGTCCCATACGTTCCATCGGGAGAGGTCGGCCTGGGCGCCCTCAAAGCTGTCCTCGAAGATCAGTTTCGTGTACGGCGACGCCGGCGGGACCGGGACGGGCGGCTCAACGAGGTCGGTGATGGCCTTCGCCCACGGCTGCAACGCCTTCTGATGCGGGTTCGACGGCTGGAACGGGACCTTGGCGAGCAGGTCATGCAATGGCGTCGTCATGCTGCGCGTCGTTCCGCGAACTTCTTCGCGACCGTCACACCACCCGAAGCGAGCGCACCAAGCCCGATGCCGTACATGACAACGAGCCCGGCCGACGCGCTCTCCAGCGTCGTCGTGCCGATGTTCACGGACTTCGCGATCTCCGGTGTCACACTCTCGAGTGCCGCGACGCCGAGGCCGGTCACGAACACGACCACGTGCAGCACACGCTTGCTGATCGTCGGGACGACGACCTTGACGAACTCGATGAGCGCGACGACGAGACCGACCCCGCTGAGGATCAGGGTGTTGCCTTCCATCATGCACCGTCCTGTTCGCTGTCGGGCTCGATGTCGGTTGTGGTGACACCGGGCTGGGTCTCTGCCGGCTCCGCGGGCATGTCGTCGCGGCCGAGCACGGCGGCGATGTGCTCCGCGCTGTACGCCACCTCGACCGCGAACGTTGCCGCCGCGTTCGCCTTGTCAGGCACCTCTGTGCCGACGTCGATGTTCGCGAACTCGCTGACGAGCTCGTTGAACGCCGCCGCACGGTCGGCGATCTGCCGTAGGCGCGGTTCGGCTTCGCGGAGCCACGCGGCGTCGTCGCGCCACTGCTGCACTTCGGTTTCTCTGCTCATCAGGTGTCTCCTTCGATCAATGCTGCACAGTCACGGAGCGCGAGAAGCGCTGCGAACTCGTCGAAGGCCTCCGCTCCGCATTGCGCTCGATCGTTTCCGCGTTCTGGTCGATCTTGTAGGCCGTCGCTCCGAGCCCCGCGACGAGCAGCAGGTATCCGGCAAGCGCGACGGGCAACGCTGTACACCGTCTCACAGGTGCCCCGCCAGCAGCCGGAATACGAGTGCCGCCGCGGCGACCGCGACGGTGTACAGCGCCGTCAGCGGGTAATGACCGATCATGGTTTCCCATTCCTCCTGATTTCATCGGCCCGCAGGATGAACGGCAGGCCCATCATCGCCGCGAACATGATGAGCAGCGTCGGCCGTTCCGACCCGACGCGGATAATCGCCTCGTTGATCGTGAGCCCGAGCCCGGCGGTGAACATGATCCCGTCTCTCGTGATTCTTAAGCGCTTCATCGCGAGGTCCATGCCGCTCTGCTCACGCCCAGGGGATCAGTTCGGTCGAGTGGTCCGCCCGGATCGCGGCGACGCCGAGCGCGTTGCCCTCATCGTCGACCTCCGACTCGATCGAGACGGCCTTCGTCGCGAGCTTGCGGACCCGCACCTCCGCGAAGCCCGGTGAGGCAGGGTCGGCTCCGTCGAGCACCGAGCCCCAGTAGCCGACGATCGCGTCGTTGTTCGGTGCGAGCTCGACATGCGGACGTTTGCCGGGCCGCTTCGGCTTGGTCGGGTCGAGCACGATGCGCGACATGGTCGTGACCTCCGGTCGAGGGACAGGTGAGTGCGCGCCCGGCAACCAGAGCCGCACTTGTGCGAGCAGGAAATCCCAGGGATAGCTGTACCCGGGGTCCCAGTGGCCGTAGTTCTTCTTCCCGAGCCGCTTCGCCGCTTCTGTCGCGGTCAGATGCGAGATCAGGCCGGTGCGGTACGGGCGGCCGAGGTAGTAGTTCACGACGTCGTCGGACGACGCGACGCGCACCTCGATCTCGAAGACGATGCACAGCGCGGCGGTGAGCTTGCCCGTGTTCGCGATCATCCGCTTGCCGTAGTCGTCGAGCCATTCGTCGCGCGACTGGGCCGCACGGCCGGGCTGTTCGATCCCGAGCGAACATGAGTTGACGCCGGAGGCGTGCCATGCGGTCTGCGTCGGTTTCACCGCACTCAGGATGCTGTCGGGGTCGACGCCGTAGTTCACCGATGATTCGCGTTCTTGGGTGTTGGTGCGGCGCTGCCAGTCCTCGGCTTCGTCCCAGTCCTCGCCGGATTCCATGTCGTGCTCGACGATGAACACGACCGGCCCGAGACGGGTCGGGTGGTAGTGGCGGGCCTGCAGGAATGGGATCGCGTCGAGGAACTTCGACGCGTCCGACTTGCCGGTGAACGGCGGCGCCATCGCGGCGGCCTTAGGGGGTGCGGAACGCGCCGACGGTCACAGTCGTGACCGCGCTGTAGGCGATGTCGGCGAGGCCGTCGCTGCCCTTGTAGGGGACTTCGGGGACGAGGATCTCCCTCTCCCCTCCCGCCGGGACCGTCACGACATTGTCGTGGTCGAACCCCAGGCTGCATGGTTGCTTCGCGTCGATCGTGACGTCGATCGGCGACGCGCCCCCGTTCTTCACGTGGAGGTAGACGCCTTCGCCGGGCTGGATCTTGTCGCCGCCAGCCGACGCGGCGGCGAAGGTCGGGGCGATGCCAGCGCCGGTCAGGGTCTGGGAGTTGAGGGTCGCCATGAGCGATAGCAAACCACACGCGTGCGGTTCGGGCCCGGACCCCGCCGGTTCAGGTGATCGCACCCCAGGCCGGCGCCGGGCTCCGTTCGTCCCAAGTGTTCGACTGCAGTACCGTCTCGGCGCCGGCGCTCAGGAGCTGCAGCTGCTGGCGGAGATGCTCGAACGCGCCGGAGAGCGCGTCGACCTGGTCGTCGTGTTGGCCGTCGGGGAACAGCTCGAGCTCCTCGAGCAGATCCTCGTTCCATGCCGCCTCGACAAGGTCGACGTTCGTCAGTTCGGCTGCGGTGGCGACAGGCTTGGCCCGTTCGGTCTTGGACCCTTGGGGGGATTGGCCTTTGAACGCGACGCCGACGAAACGGTGGCGGGCGAGCTGATCGAGCGCGATCAACCCGGTCGCGCCGCCTTCCTGTTCGACCCTGATCGCCACCCGCCGGCCGCAGAGCTCATCGTCGAAGACATGCGTGGCCCAGAGGAAGTCCTCGACCTTCGCCGGGGTGTCGCGGAGGCGGCGGACGTCGAGCACATACCAGCGGCCCCGCGCGACCGTCTTGATCCGGCTGGTGGTGACACCGACGAGCGCGCCGGCAGTCCAGTCGGGCTCCTGCCCGGACCGGAGTTTCTTGGTGGCGGCCAGGTCCCAGAACCGGACGAGCTCGAGCGCCTCCCACGGCACCTCGGCGAACTTGACCAACATCGGCTACTTCGTGGTCGTGTTCCGTCGGCGGCGAGGCGCGCCAGGCTTGCGTGCCGCACGAGCCTTCTTCGCAGGCCGGTCGATCGGGATCGCGCCGTTCTGGGCGTCCCAGCAGGCCGTGCATTCGTCGACCGGGCTGTCTTCGTGTTCGCCGGCGGCGTGCGCAGCGGCGAGATCGAACCCGATCCGCTGCACACCCTGGTCGGCTTCCTTGGCGAGCGTGATCCGTTCGCGTTGTTCGTCGAGCGCGCTGCGGACGGCGTCGCCGTCGATGAGGGTCGCGGTGCCGGCCTTGAGCAGATGCACACGCGCGACGCCGTCGGTCTTGTCGATCGGATCGAAGCGGACCTTGTCGACCGCGCATTCGAGCACGACATAGACCGTGTCGCCCTGGTGGAGGATGATCGGGTCGACCTTCATCGCTTCGGAGAGACCGTCGCCGGCCCGAGTCACCGCGATACGGGTGCCGTGTACTGGCTTGCCCTCGAACTTGCCGAGCTCACTGGTTGGGGCAGCTGCCATTCAGATTCTCCCTTGTCCGGTTGGAACGTTCACTGCGATCCCCGCGGCGGAGAGCCGCCGGCGGCCGAGCAGGTTGGCGGCATAGACGAGTTCGGGCCGGCCGTCGACTGTCGTGGTGCCGGCGATGTCGAGCTCGGGCTGGTGGCCGCGTTCGAGGTCGTGTTTGGAGAGCCGCGAGCAGGCGGTGCGGACGGTCCCGTCGTTGCGGTGCGGCATCGCGGCGGCGATGTCGGCGGCACGGTGGGGGCCGTGCTCGACGAGCCAGGCGAGGATCGCGAGCTCGGTCGAGCCGGCCATCTTGGTGGCGGCTTGCGCGGCTGCGTGGGCGGGGCGCGGGTCGGATCGGCGTGCGGCGGGTTTCGCACGTGCGGTCGAGAAGAGTGTCGGCTGGTCGATCATCCGGCGCCGGCCTTGACGATCGCGGCCATGAGCGATCGCGGCAGGTAGACGGTAAGCGTGTCGTGCGCGCCGCGCCACCAGTAGCCGTCGAGCTCGAAGCAGAACACGGCGAGGGTGTGGCGGTGGATGTCGGTGTTGCGGGTGATTTCGCCTTGGTCGATGTGGATCTTGCGGGCGACGAAGCTGGTGCCGCGTTCGGGGTCGAGGCTCCGCGCCGTCGGGCGTGGCTCCTCGTCGTCGTTCATGAGCCGGCGATCCAGGCGCCGAGCGCACGGCGGAACTGCTTCCACCGCTGCTCGGAATCGAACCCCTGTCGGGCGAGCGTGCCTTTCGGCGCGACGGGCAGCAGGTCATCGCTCGACGGGCCGACGTAGGGGAAGTACGGGCCGCTGTTGCGATCGACCGAGGCCCGCGGCGTCACAGCGGCGAGCTCCTCGACGCGGCGGAGCGCATCCGCCCTCACGACGCGGCCTCGTGGAGCACGCACTCGATCCGGCCGTGCCCCGGCGCGTTCTCATCGGCGTGGCGCTGCGCGGCCGCCCAGGTGGTGGAGATCTCCCTACAGGCTGCGCAGCGCCACGGGCCTCGCCCGCCGACCGTGCCGCCGCCCTTCCCTCGGGCGGGTTTCTTGGCGGGCTTGCCGATCGCCTCGTCGACCTGCGCTCGCAGTTTTGCCGGCAGCTTGTCGTAGGTCAGGGCCATCGCTCGACCTCATACCGTCCGGCGTCGCGCCCACGCGAACACACCGGCGCCCACGACAACTGCGACGAGGCCGAGGGTTCCGAGGATCGTTTCGCCGCCCGTTGCCGGGAGCTCTGGCGCGGTCGTCGGGACTTCGACGATGGTGGTGCTACCCGCGGCGCTCACGCTCGTCGACGGCGCTCCGGCCGTGGTCGTGCTCTCGACCGCGGTCGTGGTCGTCTCGACCGTCGTGGTGGTCGGTTCGGGTTGGGTCGTGGTGGTCGGCGCGCAGTCGGGCCGGTCGGTCGAGTGCGGCGGGCATTGCACGGTCGTCGGGCTCATGGGGTACAGCGTACAGATACCCTGCGCGGCCCTAACGAGCCTGCCCTGCCTTCGCTTGGGCGGTGAGCCGGCGGCCGAGATGCACACGCGGTGGTTCGAGCGGCGGGCCTTCGCGCAGCTCGTAGTAGACGGTCTCGTCTCCCGCACGGGCGGAACGGACCATGCGGGTGCACGGCTCGCCGGGCCGTGCGCCGCACGTCGAGCAGGCGACGCGCAGCGGATCGAGCGCGGCCACTTATCCGCCGATCGCGAGGAGCTGGAATTCGCCTGGTGTCTCGCGGCGGCGCAGTACCCCGGCGGCGAACGCGCGCTCGATCGGTTCGCCGTTGAAGGTGCGGCGGCCGTCGGCGTCGAGGTCGAGGCAGATCTCGGGGAGATGGGTCCGTCCGTCCGGGCCGGGAGTGCCGGCGATCTCGAGCGGCTGGCCTTCGACGAGGACCGGCACCCATCCCGGTGTCGCGTGGGGATGGTAGAAGTCGACCTCGACGAGTCGGGTGCGGCGGCCGCCGAGGATCTGATCGAACTCGGCGACGGTCGCGACCACTCCGTCTTGCTCTTCGCCGAACGCGGCGTTGACTTTCATCGCGGCGATGCGCTCCTCGAACCATCGCTGACCTTGCTCGCGTGCCTTCGCTGTCTGCGCGCGTACGGCACGCCGGCGTGCCAGATCGGCGCGCCAGGTCACATACCGTGCGATGCCCTCGAGCAGGGCGGCGAGGAGCAGCAGCGACCCGAGGCCGGCGAGCGCGATCGTTGCCGGTCCCATCAGAACTCTTCCGGCTCTTCGAGCTCGACGGGTGGGCTCCGTTGCGCGAGCCGGTCGCGTAACCCTTGGATGTGTGCGATCGCGTCGGCTTTGCCGGATGGGATGCCGCCGGGGACGTCGACGTCGATGTCCCACGCGCCCGGCGACGGTGGGCTGAGCGTGTAGTGCTGTTTGAGGTCGCGGGCGGTTTCGTGCGCGAGCGCACGGTTCGGGCACCAGGTGACGTGCTGGATACTGACGACACCGTGGGAGGCGTCGCGTTCCTTCCACGTCACGATGACCGGCACGTCGTCGTCGGCCATCAAGGACCCCGCTCGTGGAAGAGACGTCGGACGTCGGTGAGCATCGTCTGCGCGGCTTGGAGAGCGCGGTGTGACGGCTCGACCGTGCATGGCACGTCGGCGTAGATCGGCGGCCCGAAGGTGCGCAACATCGCCGCGGCGAGATCGACCATGTGATCTGCGCAGCAGCGTGCACGTGGCACGCTCATGCCGGGATGGCCGATCTGAAACGCGGGCATCAACATGATCGGTCCCGGACGCTCGCAGAGCACGCACATCAGGTCGAGGGCGTCCACAGTGCCTCCTTCGCGGTGAGAGCGGCGGAGATGAACTCGACGCCGGTGCCGCTCTCCCATTCGATGCCGCGGGCCTCGAGCGCGAGGCGCATCATCACGAGCATCGCGACGTCGGCGTCGTTCGCCGCCGCTTCGATCGCGTCGGCCATCTGGTCACCGTCGCCGTCGCCGTCGACGATCGCCTGGTAGAGCTCGAACGCACGCTCGGCCCTGACGGCGTCGCGCAGCGCGGGCAGGTCGGTGATCTTCACGCGAACCCACCGGTGAACCATTCACGCCGGAACATGCGGCCGCCCTCGCGGACTGTCCAGTCGCCGGCGAGGATCTGCGCGCGTTCGACCGGGTCGAGATGCATCAGCCCTTCGGCGTAGCCGCGCCGATCGAGCGCCGGATTATCAGCGAGGGAGGCGGGGACGAACCGGCGGCCGGGCGGGCAGCCGCCCGGGAGTTGGATCCCGAACCGTCGCCGCACCCAGGTATGGCCGGGCCCACCAGGGTTGCCGGTCGCCCTGGTGCGCAACGGGACGTCGGCGAGCGTGAGGCCGCAGCCCGGGCAGGCGGGGAGGCGCATGACGTTGGAGGGGCGGCGTCGGCGCGCGAAACCGACGTAGAGGTATACCTTCGGTGTGCGCCAGTTCGGGAGCTCGTCGAGCCCGACGTACTGATACGCGTGGCCGGAGTGTTTGAACCGGTCCTGGTCGTATTCGGCGTGCCCGAACCGCAACGCCGCGCCGGAAGGGAACTCCCACTGCAACTCGCTCTTCGACCAGACCGCGTCGGTGCCGGCGAGCCAGTCTTCGGAACGTGGGACGAGCCCGTCTTCGCCGTGGAGCTGGGGGCTGGTCTGGCGCATCAGAATCGCCGCGTAGCCGGGGACGCACACGTACTGCAACGCGCCCATCAGCAACGCATCCGACTTCCCGCCGCCGCCGGCGCCGCCGTAGAAGACCTCGTCTTCGGTGTTCATCAGCAGGAACGCACGCTGTTTGGGCCAGGGGCCGTGGCGGAGGTAGCTGCCGCATGGCCGGCGTGGGGCGAGGCCGGCGAGGATCGTGTCGATCTGGTCGGGGAGGCCAGTCTCGAGCTCGTGGCGGAGATGCGCGAGGCGCGGGTCGAGCCGTTCGGGGTCGAGCAGCTCGGCGAGCCGGTCGAGGGGCTCTTCGATGAGTGTCACCGGATCGAGTCGATGAAGTCGTCGGCGACACGCCAGCCGTCGATGAGCCCGAGCGCACGCAGCTTGGAGAGGCCCGCGCTGATTGTCGACGCGTCGCGGCTGTAGCCGGTCGCCTCCGCGACGGCGGTGAGGTCGGATGTCCGGGTGCCGTCGACGCTCGAGCGGAGCCCGTACCAGACGCCGGTCGGGTCGATGACGATCGCCTGCAATCCAGCGTCGACGAGCTCCTCGACGAGGACCTTGCCGGTGCTTGTTTTGCCGGCGCCTCGGCGGGCGAGAATCGCGATGGTCTGCGACACGGCGTCGTCGGGAAGCGCGAACCCGACGCCGATCTGGAGCATGGGGTACAGCGTACAGATACCCTGCGCGGCCCGGTCCGGCGATGAGCAGCCCCGGGGGGTCCGGTGACCACGATACCGACCAAGATACCGACGATTCCGGGACACCCCGCGAGGGCCGCTCAACCTCGATCGTATCGGCGTGCTGCGCGCGTGACGGCCCCCGCCAACAGGTCCGAATGTTGGCGGGGCTCGCACGTCGCCAGAACGCCGCGTTAGCGGCGGTCCAGGAGAGCGAACACGTCCGGGTCGCCGGCGAGCCGGGCACGGGCCGCGATCGTGGCTTCGAGGATTCCGATCGCCTCTTCCCACGTCCAAGTGGAGGGGACGATCACTTGCGCGGCGCGGGCGATCAACTGCCGGTCGTCGGCCTCGAGGAGCCGCGCGTCGCCCGGGGTGATGCCGGCGGCGTCGAGCACGACCGCGATCTTGGTTGCCTTCGCGGTCCGGGCGGCTGCTTCGTACATGTTCGGAGTCGTCATCGTCATCTCCGGTCTCCTGGTCGGTATAGCGACAGTGTACCTCAGCAGACGTAGAGGAGGTGGCGGCATTCTGGGAGGTCGGGGCACGGCGACGGGTTCGGGCTCCCGTCGGCAAACGGGTCGGGGCTGATCTGCCAGCGAGACGAGATGCCGGTCGGGCGGGCCAGGTTGAGCTCGAAGGTGGCTTCGTCGTCGGGGAGGTTCGTGCAGACCGAGGCGTGGCAGAGGTCGCAGGCGTAGATGGTGAACATGGGTGGCCTTTCGGCGAGGAGGGCGTGCGCGATGGCGGGGGTGAAGCTGGCGGCGATCGCGACGAGGGCAAGGAACGTGAGGCCGTTCACGACGTCACCTGGGGCCAGCCGGGCGTGATGAACGCGCGGCCCTCGGTCGTCGCGAAGTAGTGCACGCGCCCGTCTCGCCGGCGGCGGCCGACGAGGCCACGGGTGACGAGGCTCGACGCCGTTTGTGCTGCGCCTTCGGGGCTCGTGCCCATCTCTGCGGCGAGCTCACCGGGCGATCATGTTCGGATCTCGGTCGGGTGCGCGAGCACGTCGAGCGCGAGCCGCTGCCTTGCCGAGAGCCTCTTCACAGCGTCACCTCCGTGGGGAGCCACTCGCGTGCGAGCGCGCGGGCAACAGGATCGGTGTCGGCCGCCGCGAGCGTGTTCGCGGCCATGAACGCCAGGACCGCACGCCGCGTGTACCGACCCGTGGTGTCGAGGAACGCGAGGCGTCGGGCGGTGCGGGCGATGAGGATCGCGAGCCGGCCAGTCATCGGACCGTCTCCGCGAGGAACTCGACCCGCAGGTCTTCGGCGCGCATGGCGAGCCACTCGTCGAGGTCATTGTCGGTCCGGCCGTAGTCGGCTTCGGCCTCGCAGATCGCGTCTTCGAGGACGTCGCTCGCGGTGCAGTCGAGCTCGGGGTCGGCCGCCGCGCTGCGCGTCGCGGTTTGGAGCTGGGCGGCGGCTGTGGTTGCGGTGGCCTCGAGGGCGGGGAGGATGCGGCGTTGGCCGTGGGGGTGGGTGCGGTGCCATGCGATCTGGCGGGTGATCTCGACGAGCCGCCGGGCGATCCGGCAGGCTTCGGCGACGGCTTCTTCGCCGGGGCTGGTGGTCATGGGTGCTCCGATCGTCAATACGGGCTACTTGGTCGGTACACCGACAGTGTACTACGATCGGGTGCGAGCTGACCAGGGCGAACGGCAGTTTTTTCGCCTCAGATGAGGGGCCGCCCGGTGTGTTCGGCGAGCAGCTCGGCCGGCGACATCTCGAGCGCGCCCGACAGCCACGCCTCGGCCGTCTCCTCGAGCACGAGCCGCCGATGCCGGTACTCCCGTTGCACGTCGTCGTCGTTGGGCAGGGCGAGCGCGAGCGCCCGGGCGGCCTTCGCGGCGTCGAACGCGGTGATCACTTCATCGGGAACTCGCATCGCCCATCACCTCCTGGAGCCAGTCGGGCCAGACTTCCCACGGCAAGAACCCGGCGGCGACCGACCAACGGTCGGCTTCGTACGCGTCGAGGCCTCGTCGGAGCTTGCGGCGGTTCACGACACTGCGGCTCACGCCGATGATGGCGGCGAGCTCACCGTCGCTCACAGCTGCGGTGACGGCCATGAGATCGGCCACGGCGTAACGGTCGCCAGATCGGCGAGAGGTGGTGGTCATCGGCAGGCCTCCTGGTCGGTATAGCGACAGTGTACCAGGAGACCCGTCCGGAGGCCACGCTACGGGCCTGCGCTCGGACGTGGGTTAGGAGAGGAGCTGGGAGGGTTAGCGGGGCGTGGCGGCGGCTTGGCGAGCGGCGGTCGCCTGCTGGGCCCACCGGTGCGCCGAGCTCTTCGACGTGCCCGCGGCTTCGGCGATCGCGCTGGCCGAACAGCCCGCGACCCAGGCGTCGGCGACCGCACCGTCAAGCGCCTCCCGTGCCGCGGCCGCGGCAGCCTCTGCGGCACGCCAGCCGCCGGCGGTCTGCCCGACCCGCTCGAGCGCCGCCGACGGGCCGATCACCCTGACCCTGCTTCCGGCTCAGCCTCGGCCAGTTCGGCCGGTTCGAGGTCGATGAGGCCGAGCGCCGCGAGTGTCGGCACCAACACGCCCGCGTCGCGCAGCGCGACGAGCGTGCCGGCGACATGCTGGGCGGGGCTGAGCGGGTCGGGCAACGGCTCCTCGGTGGTGAGCGACACTTCGACCGGCGCCGCCGCGTCGCCGGCGAGGGTCACGCGGCGACGGTCATGCCAACGGTCGGTGCTGCGGTTCGTCAGCCACAGCTCGATCGCCCGCACATTCCCCGACGTCGCCGCCTCGAACAACGCGAACTCGACATGGTCGTTGCTCTCCCGCTGGGCCTGCCGCTCCACGAACCCGAACTCAGGATGGGCCGCCCGGTACTCGCGCACCGCGTCATAGCTGATCCCCGCATCGCGCGCCGCGTGGGTCCGCGGCTTGCCCTCCTGCAACGCACCCAGATACGCGACCCGGGTCGGCTCGTCGAACTTCCAGTGCGGATCGCCTTTCCCCTTCCCCACAGCACGCGCGGCGTCGAGCCGATGCTTCAACCGTGCGTCGCCGGCGGCGGCCTTGCGGAACGCCCGGCCCGAGACGCCTTCACGTTTTGCGGCAGCGTCGAGCGCGGTCCCGCCGGCAACATGCTCCAAGACCGCGTCGAGCACGGGCACGGTGAGCTTCACGCGCGTATCGATCCGGGAAGAGGGGGAACCTTCGTCGGCGCCGGCGGCGACGGTTGGAGTGTGCTGGAGGATGGCGCCCCAGTAGACGAGGACGCCGGATCGGAGGTAGCTGGTGGTGTCGGTGATGGTGTAGCCGCGGGTTTGGGCGTGGTCGGTGAGCCAGCGTTGCACGAGTTTGGGCCAGGTGGTGTAGGCGGTGCGCCAGATGGTGACCTGGTCGGCTGTGCATTTGCGGTGGGTGCCGTCGGGTTCGATCCAGGCGAAGCCTCGGCGGATGGCTTGGCGTTGTCCGTCGGTGAAGAAGACGGCGAGGCGGGGGGCGAGGGGCGCGTTGGCGAACCATTCGCGGAATGCCTGGTAGGGGTAGGCGTAGGCGTCGAAGTCGGCGACGGCGAAGGGTGTGTCGCCCCATGCTTGGGGGGGCGGCTGGTAGTGGTTGGCGTCGGCGGTGATCGCGTGGACGGTGTCGGTGTCGAACCGTTGTTGGGCGGTGGTGGTGCGGTCGGGGTCGTTGTCGATGAGGAGGCAGCGGCGGTTGTCGTAGCGGTCGAGGTCGTGGGTGAGGTCGCCGTCGCCGCAGTAGGGGATGTAGGCGAGGCCGTCGGTGGTGCCGAGCTTGTCGAGGAGCCGGCGGCGGATCCCGATCTTGCGGTGGGCTTCGACGTGTTGCTGCTTGGCGGTCATCCGGCACCCGGAACTGTGCTGGGCACGGCCGGAACCATACAGCCGGAACCACACGCCCGTGGTTTGGGCGATACCGCGCGATCGCGCGGTATTCGGCGCGGTGTTGCGCGGGTGGCTGGTTCAGCCGGTGCGGACCAGCGTCGTGGCGTTGGTCTGGAGGAGCTGGTCGATCGCGTTGACCGCGGCGGGCGGGTCGTCGAGATGCGCTTTGGCGGCTTCGATCACCTGGGCGTGGGTGAGGTTCGCGCCGGCGAGCTGCCGGCCGCCGCTGTAGTGACGGGATTGGCCGGGCCCGATGATCAGGTGCACGAGCCGGTGGAGCTGGTTGTCGTCGAGGAGTCCGAGCTCCTCGATCCGGTCCGCCCGGCCGGGGCGTAGGAGGGCGGGGTCGAGGACGCCGAGCTCGTTGGTCGTCATGATCGTGACGAGCCCGTGCGGGGTGACGAACCCGTCGAGCGCGTTGAGCAGGCCCGACAGGCTCACGCCGGCGCTTTCGGCGTCGTCGCGGGAGTGGGAGGCGTGGACGACGTCGATGTCTTCGAGGACCATCATCGAGCGGAGCGGCACGTAGTAGACGTCGAGGTCGAAGCGGTGGGCGAGCGCCCGGGCGAGGCTGGTCTTGCCGGTGCCGGGCGGGCCGTGGAGGACGAGCCCGCGATGCCATGGGATCCCGATGCGGCCGTAGCGCTGTTCGGCGTCGAAGAACTCGGTCAGGTCCGCTTCGATCGCTTCGGTTTGACCGGCCCGCAGGATGACCGTGTCGAGCTCACGCGCGGGGAGCTCAGCCTCCGCCAATCCCCCCACCGGCTGGCGACGTAGAGGCGGGCGCCGCCGCCACGGTGATGCGCCGCCGCGATCTGGGCGAGGAACCTGACGACGGCCTCACGCCCGGCGATGGAGCGGGCGGAGAACACGATCCGTTCGGAGAGCCGGTACCAGCGGGGCATGTCCTCGAGGTCACGGCCGGGCGCGTCACGCTCGATCTGCACCACGACCCGATGCCCATCGATCACGACAGGCTGCGCGCGGCGGCCGTCGTAGAGGAGCCGGAGCGTCCCCCGACGCCGGGCCGGTGGCATCTGGTCGAGGAGCCACCGGTGCACCTCACCGTAGATGTCGTCCTCAGATGCGAGCGCGACGGTGTGCACACCCACGTTCTGCGCGCGCCGCAGCCAGGTCCGGCCGATATCGGCGAGAGCGCCGGCGACGAGCAAGCCGGCGATCGTGCGGCGCGTCCGGCTCGTCGGGGTCCCGAGCGCCCCCAACGCGCCGAACAGGTCCGAGCGAGGCTCCCCGAGCTCGACCGTCACGGCGTGTCCTTCGTCCAGCGCATCTCGTCCACGGGGACGAGGTGCAGCTCTTCGGGGAAGCGGATCGCGGTCGTCATCCGCCGGCGTGTGGGTTGAGTGACTTGGTCGTCGCGGCGGCGTCTCATCGTGTGCCGTGGAGCGCGACGCGTGCCCGGCGGCCTCTGTCGGCGACGACTGGCCGGCCACACTCCCCGTCGTAGTTGGCCGGGTCGGCATACCAGGCGAGCGTCGTGCGGTAGAAGTCGATCTCAATCTGCGCGCGCTGGAGCGCGACGTCGTGTTCACAGCAGGCCGGAGCCCACGGCTGCCGGGCGGGGGGGTTCATGCGCCGAGCTCTTTCTGCACGGCCCGGCCGACAGTGACGATCGCGTCCGCGAGCACTTCGATCGCGTCGGCGATGACGATCCCGAGGCCAGCATCCCAGGTGGGCTCGTCAGTGAGGTCTTCGGCCCGGGCGCGGGCGGTGTCGGTGGAAGCGACGACGGCATGCATGAACGTGCGGAGCTCGGGCGGATGCCCGGAGGCGAGGAGCTCGCGGGCCCATCGGCGCGCGAGGACCAGCAGCTCGTCGAGCCCGAAGTCGGGGCGTGCCTCACGCATTGCCGGCAACGTCGTTGCGATTGCCGGCAACACGAGGTCCGGCGGCGGGCCCGCGAGCCGCTCGAGGAACGTCCCAATCCGCTCGAGCTGGGCCTCAAGCCGTTCGAACCCGCCGACGATCGCATCCGCTACCGCCGACACCTCGAGCGGGAGATTGCTGCTGCTCATGTCGTCACCGACACTTCGGCGTAGACGTGCCAGACGAGCCCTGGCGGGATCATGAACGTCGCGACGAAGGCCCCGAGCTCGCCGAATGGCATGCCGGTCGGCGCGAGCCGCAACGCGACGATCGGGTTAGCGCCCGTGCCGAGGGTCGTGTCGGGCCCGACGATCGGGTACTTGAAGATGACCCGCTGCCGTGTCGTCGTGGTCACGATGTCGCTCCTTCGCTGTAGCGGCCGCGCCGGCGTGGCTGGCCGAGCCGCGGGTGCGCGAACGGGTACTCCTCGTGCAGAGCACCGTCGAGGGCGATGCCCATCTCGGTGCGAGCAGCGGCGGACTGCTTGAAGAAGAACGCGATCTGCAGGGCGGCGCAGCGGTCGCGCAGATCCCGGGCCCAGGCGTGGTCCATGGGCCGGTAGCCGGGCCCGGATTCGCCGCCCGCGATCACCCACCCGATCCCGCCGAGGTGGAGGGAGGGGAGCGGCCCGAGCAGCGGCTCACAACTCAGGAACCGGACCGCGGCGGGGATCGTGCGGAGCCAGTCGGCCCGGAACGTGTACCGGTCGCTCTCGATCGAACAGCCGACCCAGATCTGCGCGGGTAGCGCGGCGAGGCCACGCCGGGCGAGGTAGCTCCCCGGCTCGGGGTCAGTGGCGGTGCAGTTCGGGCCGAGCACTTTCGCGTCGCGGGCATACTGGGCGCCGAGAAGATACGCGGCCATCCGCCGAGGGCGCTTCGTGAGCACGAGGTAGTCGTGCCGGTCGGTCGAGCACATCGCGTCGTACACGGCGTCGATCTCGCCACGGCCAAAGGCTTCGTGGTGGACGTCGCTCATCGAGTTGACGAACACGCGCCGCGGATCCGCCCAGCGGACCGGGTCAGCAACCTTGTGCGGCTTGAAGGTGGGTTCGAACCCGTTCGGGAACGCCGGCCCCGCGAATTTCGTCGCGATCACCTCGGCGTAACAGCGGTCACAGCCGGGCGAGATCTTCGTGCAGCCGACCATCGTGTTCCACGTCGAGTCGGCCCAACGGATCTTTGTCGCCTTCACCGGCCGGCCCCGAGAGCGAGGGCGCTGGCCGTGTAGCGGGCGACACCGTCTTCGATGAGCTCGCCGGGGTCGAGGTCATGCGCGTCGGCGAGGTGGGCGAGGTCGCAGATGAGCTCGGCGATCAGCTCGGGGAGCTCGACGTCGGGATCGATGCCGGTGAGGTCGCCGAGCGTGTCGAGCGCGGCGAGCGCCCAGGCGGCCCGCCGCTCAGGATCGCCGCCCTCGGGCTCTGCTCGAGGTGTGGAAGCTGGTCCGGGGATGACGTTGACGGTGCGGCCGTCGGGCAGTTCGAAGGTGGTCATCGGGTCCTCCGCTGGTCGGCAATCCCTGGTCGGTACACCGACAGTGTACTACGAGGGCTGCGCGCCGGGCAGGCCCGAAGGGCGGCAGGCCGGGGAGGGGTGCGAGCCGGCCTGTGTGCGCCCGTGTGCCCCGCACGGCAACGACGGCGAGGAACGGCGCGGGGCGGGGCCGAGCGCGCCGTGAGCCGCCAGGGGCGGCGGTTCGCTAGTTGGCGAGGTCGCGGCCCTGGGCGACGAGATCCTTCGCCCGGGTGCGAGAGACGCCGAGGAGCGTCGCGATCCGCGAGTAGGACCAGTCCTCGTCCTCGTAGAGGGCGAGCGCCTCGAGCGCACGGGCAGTGTCGGACGCCTTGTACGGGGTGCGGATCGGGTCGGCGCCGGCTGCGATCCGTGCGCCGTCGGCAACGAGCTTCTGCACGAGGCTCTTGGAGCCGCCGAGCGCGGCGGCGAGCTGGTTGTAGCTCACGCCGGCTTGGTTCGCTTCGTACGCGGCGAGGGCCCGGCCGCGAATGATGTCGGCGCGGATCTCATCGATCTGGGGGACGAGGTCGTGCAAGATCTTCATGCGGGCGTGCGCGTCGCCGATCTGGCCAGCGTGGCGTGCGCGCTGTTCGATCGTGCGGGCCACCTCGACCTCCGGTGTGGTCACTGACACACAACAGCCTCAGAACCTCCACCGTCAGGACGGGTACAGCGTCACTATACCCACCGGCGGCACATACGGAGGCCAGGGCAAGACGAGGTTGACACCGACGCTGTACTGGCCGCCAGGCGTGACGCACCACGCGTTCCACCCTGGAACAGGTCAGCCGCCGAGGACGCCCAGGCTCGGGATGTGACGAGAGGGCGAAGAGTTTTCGTTGCGATGTCACAGGGGTGTGGCCCCGACGTCGCGAAGGTGGCCACGCGACGTCGGGGACAGGCACGCCCTCGCGAACCAGAGGCGGCGAAGGCCCCCCTCATGTGCCCGTTACCTCTCAGGGCCGACGGCACCAGTACGGCGGCGTCCACGGCCCGCGGCCGCAACCTGCGTAGAGATTCGCGGCCGCCGCGACACCACAACCGATCTCGTCCCACTGCGACGGGTCACAGCCGACCGCCTCGAACTGGTCATCATGCAAGGGGAGCGACAACTGGAACAGGCCCGAGTCGACACCGTTCGGGTTGCGCGCCCACGGCGTACACATGCTCTCGCGCCAGGCCGTCTCGGTGGCCCAGTCCCCGTCGCCCCAACGATCGAACGCATCACGCAACGGGCGTTCGACGTCGTCGCGACACGGATGCGGCAACGCGCGGTGCTCCCACTGCCAGGTCACCCACAGATGGAACAGATGGTTCTCCCACACCGCGGTCACCCACCGGGAGAACAGCTCCGCGTCACGACGCTCCCGTGCCGAACCGAACGGATTGTCGGCTGTCGTGCCGTCGACCTCGAACGTTGCGCGCGTTGCAACGTCTACGGGTCGCGTGGTGGTGCTGATCTCGGCGGGTGCTCCGCACGCGGTGCAGATGAACGCGGCCGCGATGGCCGCCTTGCGTAGAAATCCCACAACATCGCTACTCCTGTTCGGAAATGGGGCTTGCGCGTCGCGGGTCGCCGGACGCGCTCGGCGTCGAATCAGAAGATGAACCGGGCGATCACCGTGCCGATCGCGGCACCGACACTGACCGCGAGCACTCGGAACCATCGCCGCTCCCACCACGGCGCGAATTCACGGCGGGCATGGCGGGCGAAGAACCGATCGACCTCGCGCTTGGGGACCGAGACCCCGAAGCTGGCGGTCGGCGTGTCATCCCGCAGCCGGGCGAGCAGCTCGTCGACGACCAGCGCGACGGGCACGCCGCGGATCGCGGCTTCGCGTTCGCATTCGGCCTTGAGCTCGGCGAGGTACCCGTCGACGGCACTCATGGCGCGCGTCCCTCTGCGATTCGATCCAGCGCGCGGCTCATCTCGGCCCACTCGATGCTCTTGGCGTACAGCACAACCTCAAGTCGAGTGACCTCATGATCGCGTTGGAGCCGTTCGGCAACCTCCGAGAGATGGTTCGAACATGCCCACGAGAGGACAACGTCGCCGATGCGCGTAAGCCGCCAGACCGGCTCCGCGTCACAGACTTCGCACCGATACGCGAAGCTCATGGCGCGGCGTCCTTCTTGCAGGTGAGGCACCAGCCGCGCAGTGCGAGTCCGCCGTGGAGCTGCCGGCCGCAATCGCCGCAGAGCACGACGGCTTCGTCGAGCACCTCCGCCGTCTCCTCCAACACGCCGGCGTCGGCGACAAAACCCATCGCGCCGTCACACGCCGCGTGCAACAGCTCGAGCAGCTGGTCGAGGTTCTCGCGCCCGCGGGCGATCATCGCGATCGGCGGGAACGGCGGCGCCTGGCCGGAGCTGTTCGCGAACTGGAACACGATCACCGGCATGATCCCGAGCGGCGTCTGCGTCGCGGCCGCGGCGATCGTGACGTTGTCGGCGGGGACCATCTGCGCGTCGACCTGGCGGATGGGTCCGGCCGCCGGCTCCCAGGGGATGTTGCGGCCGAGCGGTAGTTCGAACGGGTTCGCGCTCATCGGGTGCCTCGGCCGATCACCGCGGCGATCAGCAACGGACCGACGACGAACAGGGCCGTGATGAGTCGGATGATCATGTGCCGGGCTCTCCGGGCGTGAGGGCAAGAAGGTCGGTGAGGGAGCGCGCGTCGGCGAGCGCAGCTTCGGCGAGCGCCTCACGTACCGACGGCGGGTAGAGCGCGCGCTTGCGGTACCGGTCCGCGAGCGGCTCGTAGATCCGCAGGAAATGCGCCCGGTCCGCGACGGGATTGTCCGACGCGCACAACATCGCCCAGCCGCCGAGCGCGTCGACCGCCGCGCCCACGATCGAGTGCGTGAACGACGGCCGGCGGTTCCGGCCGAACGTGCGGATCGCGTAGAGCACGTCCGCCCATGCCTCACCTGCGCATGGCGGCAGGTCGGGGTCGAACAGCTCGACGACCTTCGCCCGGATCATCCCGCCGGTCGGCGCGAACTCGGCGCCTTCGACCGCGATCTGATCGACCGCCGCGCACACCTGGTTGTAGGGCAGGTCGACGAGGAGCCGGCGCGTCGCGTCGATCGTCGCGTCGTTCGGGCGCCAGGCCGGCCAGTGGCCGATCACAAACGCGATCGTCTGGGCCATCTCAGCGTCGAGCACGATGCAGCTCCATCACGGTGCGGACCATCGCGGCGCCGAGCCACGTCTGGCTCGTCGGATAGCAGGCGACCGAGTGCCGGCCAGCGATCGTGACGATCACGGTCGAGACCTGGTGGCGGCTCACGCTCTCCGCCAGCTCGGCAGCGCTCACGGTCATGATGCGGCGGCCATCGTGACACCGTTGCGTTCGCACCAGCGCGCCAGCGTGGCGAGCGCGTCGGAGCTATTGGCGGCGGGATGCGCGTTCGCGCCGAGCATCGCCTCCCACAGGGTCTGTTTCGTGAGTGGGCGCCGTGCTGTGTCGACGGCCACAAGCGCGCGCTTCACCGCGGTGGGTTCGAACCGGTCCTCAAGCGCGGCGGTGACGACGCCCCGGATCGCATGGAAGTTCTCGGGCGGGGAGTGGCCGGTTGTCTCGCGGACGTGATCGACGTAGGCCCTGGCGATCGCTACACCGACGGCTGTGACAGGCTCGCCGCTGATGGTCTCGGGCGCCGAGCTCGTCGAGGCGCTGGTCTCTGTTGGTGGTTCTTCTTGTTGATTCTTCTTGGTAGTGCTTCTTGGTACTTCTTCTGACGCCTGGGAAACCGATGCCTGGAAAACCGACGCCTGGTTTACCGACGCCTGGTTTTCCGACGCCTGGTTTTCCGACGCCTGGGAATCCGTCGTCGGTGCCGAGGCTCGCTCGTAGACGTGGATCTCGTGAGACCACCGGCCGCCCGAGCTCTGCACCCGGCGGCGCTTGAGGTAGCCGCCGGCCTCGAGCTCGTCCATCGCGGTGCGGATCGCGTCGCGGCCCTCCTTCCCCTCGGCGGCGATGCGGGCGGCCGAGATCCGATAGCCGTCGGCGTGGGAGAGCATCCACACGAGCAGGCCGCGGGCCCGGAACGAGAGCCGCTTGTCGCGCAGAGCCTCGTTCGCCACCGACGTGTAGTTGCTCGCCCGGTGTGTGACGAGCCGGCCCGACGTCATCTCGGCGACCTCGTCGCGGTGGATCGTCACCGCGCACCCTTCGCCGAATTGCATGGCCGGCAGAGCGTCTGCAGGTTCTCCAGCGCGTCGCCGCCGTTCACGATGGCGATCCGATGATCGACCGTCAGCTCGCGCTCTGCGCCGCAGAACACACACGCCAGGCCGTCGCGGGCGAACACCCGGGCCGTGACCAACGGCGGGAGACCCTTGCGTCGCGTTCGACGACTATCTCGCCGAATATCCAGCTCCGGGGCATGAACAGGCTCGGGCGCTGTGCCGAAACGCGCGGCGACCGCCTCGGTGAACGCCTCGATGAGCCCGCCGCCGCACCCGTCGCCGATCCGCTCGAGACGGGCTTCGGCCGCACGATCGAGTGTGGCGTCGATGAGATCGTTGACGTCCGTCCACGCGCGTCGCTCGTGTTCGATGGCAGCCGCCACGGCCAGCTCGTGCTCCAGGTCGACAGACAAGACGCTCACGCGCTCAGCGCCTCACCATCCGCCGACTCGTCGAGCCCGTCAGCGGGCTCGCGCGACACGGAGAGATGCCCCGCTTTGATCCAACGGGCGACCGTCGAGTGGGCGACGTCGACGTCGAACTCGGTCTTGAGCCGTTCGGCGATCTGGCGGGTGCCGAGGCCCTCGGCCCGCCAGCCGGCGACTATCTCGGCCAGCGTGCCGCCCATGATCCGGTCTGCGAGCTCGAACATCGTCGAACGCTGGGGTGTCATTGGCTGTCTCAATCTGACCCAGGCCGGCAGGGCCAAGGTCGGGCTGGGCGGCTGGAAGCCGGAGGGGCAGGTGACGCTACGAGCGGGGGGAGCGGGCCAGGAACCGGCCGCGGCCGACAAGCTTGCGGGCCTGGTGGCGGGAGCATCCGAGCAGCGCCCCGATCCGCGCGTAGGACCAGCGCTCCCGACCGTGATCGCGCAGCCGGTACGCCTCGACCGCCCGCTGTGCCTCCCGGGCGCGGGCGCCGCCGGCGAGGACGGCGCTCGTGTAACTCTCGGGGAGGACGTCCAGGGGTCGAGTGCTCAAGCGGATGGCAGAATGGTTCATGTCAGGACCTCCTGTGGGGTTCTGGCCAGGCCCCGGGGTGTCACGAACACCGCCGGGGCCACCTTGGTCTCGGGGCGTCTCATAGTGCCACATCGATTCGAGCGATGCAACGGACGACAGACCGACCAACTGTGTGGCACTTGCGACAGGTCACGAAGAGTGGCAGAATGCGAGCCGGAACGCGTCACATTTTCGTAGAACGCACATCGGAGCCGCCCCGTGGAAAGACCACTGCACCTCACGCTCAAGAGCACCCGCCATGCCGCAGGGATCAGCCTCGAGGAAGCGACCTATGGCGTCCGGGCACACCTCCCCCGATCGCTCTGGGTTTCCAGGTCGTCGATCGTGCGTTCGGAGCATGAGCGGAGCGACCCGAACCGGCTAAACCCGGTCTTGCTGATGGCTCTTTGCGAGCTCTACTCGCTGCCGATAGAGGAGCTGGGCGACGACATCGTCCACACGTGCGAGCAGGTACGAGACCTCGCCAACCGGGTCCTAGGAATGAAGCTCGACCGCGTCAAGAACCGACGTGGCCTTGCGATGCAAGACTCAACATGAAGGAGTGCGAGGCCGTCATGACCGCATGGTTCAAGGCCGGCGGCAAGCTCTGACCCTCACGTCGTGCTCACACGTTCCTCATGTTCTTCGCGAAGAGTGGCCGCATGAGGCCGCGCACCGTGTCGATTGCACTCGCGCTTGCGTTGGCGAGCGCGTGTGGTTCGGAGCCCGACGACACCTCGACGACGACCGCGGCGTCGGCGACCACGAGCGGCACCGCTCCCGCCGCCGATTGCGACACCGGCATCGTCCGCGACGTGGCGTACGGCACCGAGCCACTCCAGCGACTCGACGTCTACCCCCCACCTTCGAACACCGACTGCTCCGCGCCGGGCATGCTCTGGGTGCACGGTGGTGGCTGGCAGCGCGGCGACAAGAGCAACGGGATGAAGGACAAGCGCGCGTGGACCGCCGACCTCGGATACGTGCTCGTGAGCGTCAACTACCGGCTCACCGATCCGAGCGATCCCGAGACGATCCGCTATCCCGCCCACAACGAGGACGTCGCGGCCGCGGTCGCGTTCGTTGTCGAGCACGCGGACGACTACGGCGTCGACGCCGACCGCATCGCGATCATGGGCCATTCCGCAGGAGCCGGGATCGTGGCCGCGGTCGCGGCCGACGAGCGCTACCTCGGTGCGCACGACCTTGGGCTCGCGACGCTGTCGTGCGCGGCACCGCTCGACACCGAAGGCTTCGACGTCGCGGCGGCGATCACCGGCGACAGCGAGGAACTGAACGGCGTCTACCTCGCAACGTTCGGCGACGATCCGTCGACCTGGCAGGAGGCCTCACCGATCGAGCATCTCGAAGCGGACAGAGGCATCGCGCCGATGCTGCTCGTGTCGCGCGGCACGCCATCGCGCCAGGCGACCGTCGAGGAGTTCGCGGACGCGCTCCGCGCCGTCGACGTTCCCGTCACCGTCGTCGAGACGCCGTCCTACAGCCACGCAGACGTGAACAGCGCGATCGGGAGCGACGACGACACAATCCTCACGCCAGCGTTGGGGTCGTTCCTCGCCGAATGCCTGGCGTGAGTTTCAGGCGCCGTAACGGTTGAGACGGTCGACGGCGTCGATGTACTCCTCGACGAGCTCGCGCACGACGTCGGCGGCGCGGCGCACCCGGTTCATCTGCCCGACGACCTGCCCGACGGGGTTGAACATCACCGCGCCGGCCTTGTCGGAGTAGCGGCTCGAACGCGCGACGCAATCGCCCGACACCATGTATTGCAGCGGCATCGGGAGCGGATCGGGCGAGTCGGGCCGGTCCCAGGCGTCGGTCCAGTCGTTGCGGATCATCCGGCACGGCTTGCCCGTGAACGAGCGCGACCGGACCGTGTCGCGCGAACCCTTGTCGAGGAGCTGCTGCTTCTGCGCGGGAGGCAGGTCCGCCTCCTCGGTCGTGAGCCAGAGCGAACCCGCCCACACCCCCTGCGCGCCCATCGCGAGCGCTGCGGCGATCTGGCCGCCCGAGCCGATGCCACCCGCGGCGAGCATCGGCGTGTCGCCGATCGCCGCGATCACCTGCGGCCACAACACGATCGAGCCGACCTCGCCGGTGTGGCCCCCGCCCTCGCCACCCTGCGCGATGACGATGTCGACCCCGCCCTCCACGTGGCGGCAGGCCTGCTCTGGCGAGCCGCACAGCGCGGCGACCTTGCGTCCACTGACTTGAATCTCGCGGGTGATCTCCACGGGTGGCGTGCCGAGCGCGTTCGCGATCAACCGCACCTTGTCGTGGCGGAGCGCTTCGAGCACTTGGGGCGTCGCGGTCGCCTCGGTCCAGCCGAGGAGACGCATGCTGTTGCCCTCGTCGGCGGGCAGCTCCGGAACGCCGTGGTCGGCGAGCACCTTGCCAGCGAACGCGAGGTGCTCCTGGGGCACCATGGCACGTAGCTGGTCGGCAAGCTGGTCGGGATCGCTCTCCCCCATCCCCTCGTACTTGCCGGGGATGACGACGTCGACGCCGTAGGGCTTGTCGCCAACGTGCTCGTCGATCCACTCGCACTCGATCTTCATCCGCTCCGGTGTCATCCCGACGACGCCGAGCACCCCGAAGCCGCCCGCCTTGCTCACCGCGGCGACGACGTCGCGGCAGTGCGTGAAGGCGAAGATCGGGAACTCGATGCCGAGCTCGTCGCAGAGTGGGGTGCGCATGGTGGCCTCCTCGGGCTGACCTGCACACCGTCCCCCGCGCGGCGCCCCGGATGCAAGCCGACCCGCTCAGCGCGCGATCGCCCCCGGCAGGCGCACCGAATGGACGGTTTCCGTCGGCCCGCAGGGGAAACGGTCCAATCGCTGCGGCGATCAGAGGTGCAGATCGAAGAAGTCGGCCATCGGCGTCTTGAAGTCGGCGCGCATCTGGTGGACGGCGAGCACGAGCGCACACTGGTTGGTGATCTCGTTGCGCTGCGGGGCGACGGATGCGGGCAGGGCGATCGTGCCGGCGAGCGCGACGGCCTCCTCGATCGTGACGATCCGCTCGCCGGCCTGGTTCCAGATGCCGCCGTCGACCAGCGCGTCGAACACGGCGTCGGCCTCGCTGTTGCTGATGCCCGGAATACGCAGGAAGCGGCCGACCGTCAGGTCGCGCTCCTGTGCGACGTGGAGCTCCGCGGGCGTGCCCGCGACCACCGTGTCGTTGTAGTCGACGATGATCGGCCCGGGCGGCGAGGTGAAATCGTTCTCGGCCGTCACGAAGAACGTGGGGACCGTGAGCCCGCCTGCCGACTCGACGGGACCCGCGATCCGGCCCATGTACATCGCGATGGACGCGACCGGATAGCCGGCGTCGGACCAGGTCTGGCCGAAGAGACTGACGAAGCGGGCGCCGTTCGACATGCCGACGCCGAGGATTGGCGTCGCCGCCGTGACGCCGGTGGTATCGATCAGTTGCTGGTGCAGCCGGGTGAGCCTCGCGAGGTCGGGGTTGGTCGTGAGCGAGGGGTTCGCGACGTTCCAGCGCTTGTTGCCGGTGCGCAGCGTGCTCTCGGTGGCCACGAACCCGTAGCCGCGACCGATCAGCGCGTTGAGCACGTCGACGGTCTCGACCTTCTCGGCGAAGTCGGCGCTGCCGTAGCTGCCGTGGAAGACGTAGACGATCCCGACCGGGTTCTCGGGAACGTAGGAGATCACCTCGAAGCCCTCGAACTGCGAGTGCGAGAACGGCACCACTGGCACGATCACGCACCCGGCGAGCAGCACCGCAGCAACCGCCGCGCCAGCCAAGCTCCCGCCCCGCAC